CCATTTGCTCGTGGTGAGCGTCTGTTCCGTTCGATCGGCGCTGCTTTCAAAGACCATGAGCCTGACTTCATGTATCTGGTTACTTCGCCTGAGCAAATGGCTGAAATGCGTGCTGCTAACTTGGTTGACGACACCCCTGTCACCGATGGCAACCTGACTTTCAACACCATCTTTGCGGGTAAGTTCCGCCTAATCCTGACTCGTGCAAACCAGATGATCTCTGCTGCTGCAGGTGATCTGAACGGTCAGTCGGACAAGTGTACCTTCGTTATCAAGCCGGGTTCGGTTGCTGCTGCTAACATTGGTCTGCCGACTCCTGTTGAAGTTGACCGTAACGCTGCTTCGTACACTGGTGGTGGTTCGACTAACGTTTGGTATCGTTGGGGTTATGTCATGCATCCGATGGGGTATGATTGGGCTGGTGCAACCACTGCATTCGCCACCAACGCAAACTACGCAGCTGCTGCTTCGTGGGGCCGCAAGATGGACAGCCTGAATCTGGGCATCCTCCCGATCTTCCACTCGTAATTAATAGGAGGAGCTAATGGCATTAGTACTCAATACTAATAGTTATGTAACCGTGGCTAATGCTGATACGTACTTTGAGACTCGCATTGACTCTGCCAACTGGACGCAGACTTATGATGAGATTAAAGAACAAGCATTAGTCACAGCGACACAAATCATTGATAATAATCATTGGATTGGCACTGCTGTTAGCTCTTCCCAAGCTCTAGCGTGGCCTCGTAAATATGCTGTTTACTGGGATGATAGAATGGGCATGGAGATTACTATCTCTGAGTCCACTATTCCTGATAAAGTAAAAGTAGCTGTTTATGAACAAGCACTTCACCTTGTAAATAATGAAGATTTACTTGCACAAACTACTCAGACTTACGAAAGTATTTCTATTGGTAACATTAGTGTAAGTGATAGTAACAATGACGTCACTAGAACGTCTATTACTCCTAACTTTGTTATTAAACCATTAAGACCGCTTATTCGAAGAGGGTCGTTCGGTATGGGCTCAAGCTGGTGGAGGGCGAACTAATGTCACTCTCAGCAAAAGTAACTGCTGCTGTTAATAAGGCATTTACTGCTGCTGGAGACCTTGTTAAAACCGGAACTCTTGTTAGCAAGACAGTTTCTGATTTTGACTTTGCTACTGGATCAGTTGTAAGCTCTAACTCTACTTCTACTGTAGATGTTATTTTGCAAACAACTAAAAGATCTTCTGGTGAAGGATTTACAGTAACTGCTATCATGAAATCTGGTGTTGACTTATCAGTATATGACTCTTTGGAGATTGATGGAAAAACCTATAGTATTGTTGATCATAGTGATAATGGATTTACCATTGACGCTATTTTAAAGAAGGAGGTCTAATATGTATAATAATGTATTAGATGATGTTAATTCTGTATTTGCATCTTCTTCTTGGACAAGTAATAATATTAAGGCTTATCCTGATAACTATCAAGGTGACAAAAGCAATGAGACAGAGTATTGCATTGTGATGGTATTGCCATCTAATAGCAACTACAATGCTCATGGCGGAGATAAGACAATTGAAGGTCTTGTAGCAGTAAAGATTTTTGTTAAAGCTGGTGAAGGACAATCTAGATTAATGGCAATCTCAGATATTCTTGACACTGTGCTTCAAAGCAAAAAACTTACTAATGGTACAGAGCTTGGTACATCTTATTTAAACGTGGAAGGGCTAGACCCATCTAATTCAGCGCTTTATAGCGCACGATACATCATACCATTTAAAATATTTGGAGAATAAAAATGGCTCATATTTCAACTCTGGGAGCAGGCATCTACACCTACCTCGACATGTTCACTGGAACTATCCCTGCTGACACCGACACTGCTGCCGAGTGCGCAGCTCTGTTTGTTGGTACTGTTCCAGGCACTCCGGACGCAGACCACGTGCGTATGCCTTCGGTTCGTGAATTCCCGTCGATTGGTACTCCGGCAAACATCGTAAACGTTCCTGTTTTCGGTCAAGCAACTTCATCGCAGGTCCAGGGGCAGGCGGACTCGCCGACTCTGGAAATCACCGTTAACTATGTCGCAGAAGACATGTCGGCTATTCACGACCTTGTCGGCACTCGTGCAGTTTTCCGCTTCATGATGGCCTCGGCACCTGTAACTGCTGCCGAAGGTTCAGACTCGACCATTGCAGTTGAGAACACTGAATTCTACTTCATTGGTAAAATTGAAGCGATTCTGGTGAATCCGTCTCTTACTGACGCAACAACTGCAACTGTGACTCTGTCATCGCAGACCGATTTCTTTGGTCCGGCTACTGTTGCTGCAGCTTAATAGTATAATTAGGAGGGGGCCTCCCGGCCCTCTCTTCCCCAGTTTAAGAGAGTATTATGGATAAACCATTTAGTAAAACATTTGTTATGAGAACTACGTTCCGTCATATGCGACGGAGTGTTGATATTAGTATTCGTAAAAGTTTTGACCGTTTTCAAGATTTTGACGAAGGCTCAAAAGAAGGCAAGGAATGCCTTGAAACGCTTTCAGTGCTTCACACTGTGCGCAAAATGCTTGATGACTTTCAAGCTCACAATCCAGAATTATTTATAGAAAAAGACAGAATTGGATAAAGTATTATGAAACATTTGGTTGGTAAAAATATCACTAAGAAATTTGATTTTATGGGTGATAAAGTTGAAGTTAAAAAGCTGTCAGTAGCTCAAGTTCTTAAGGTTCAAGATTTAGTCAAGAGCAGCCAAAAATCTAAGTCTGAGTCAGCTCAGATTGATTTGTTAAAAGAAGTTATTAGGCTTGCCGTTGTTGGTGCTGATGAGCTTACTGATGATGACTTTGAAAACTTTCCGTTGGGGGAGCTAAACACCCTTTCAGAAAGTATTATGTCTTATTCTGGTTTAGGGAATTCCTCGGGAAACTAACCGAGCGGGAAGAAGCTATTTATGAAGTTGCTTATCAATTAGGCATACCTGTCTATCAAATAATGGACTATATGCCATACGATGAGCTTACTAAATGGTTTGAGTTCTTTAATCGTCGTCCTGTTGGATGGAGAGATGATCAGAGAGCCTATATGCTTCTAAGAGCGCAAGGTGTAAAAGAGCACCCAGAGACTATATTCCCGGCTTTAAAACAGATTCATAATCATGAACAATCTAAATTAGAAGATGATAAGGCACTACCAAAAGGTAAAATATTAGATCTAATGCTTAAAGCTAAGGGAGGCGATGGTTCTTGGAAACCTAATTTTAAAGATGGCAAATAAAATTACGCTTGATAAAGTCAGTTTTAAAAGAGAAATGGAAAGGGTTGAGAGAGAAATCGCAGCCCTCTCTAATATAGAAATTGGCGAAAGAATAGATTATGCTACAGAAACCTTAAGAGTTGTGACACCAGTAGATACTGGTAAAGCACGTTCTGGTTGGAGTAGCGAAAAACAAATGGAAGCCAACAAATTTATTTCAGGAAAAATTGAAAACCCGGTGGAATATATTTCGGTTTTAAACAATGGGCACAGTAGACAAGCCCCAAAATACTTTATTGAACAAGTACTAACTAAGATTGGCTTGTTAACCCCTAATTAAAATTATGCCCTCTGATGGCTCTCTTATCGAGATACATTAGGGGGCTTTTTTATTTAAGGAGGAATACATGAGTGGTGTAGAAATTAGAGTCCGTGCTAATACGGCACAGGCAAGAAGAGATCTTAATCAATTAGATAAGTCAGTAAAAAATATTGAAACATCCGTTTCTAAAACTATCACTACTTTTAGAAATCTTGCCCTTGGTATTAGTGCTACATTTGGAGCGGCTCGGGTTATTACTGGAATTAATAACGCATCTGATAGTATTAAAAATCTTGAGAACAGAGTTAATCTCGTAACTAAAAATAGCTATGAAGCTGGACTAAGACTAGAACAACTATTTGATATTGCCGCTCGTTCTAGAACCAAAGTAGAAGGTGCTGTTGAAGTATTTAACCGCTTCGGCATGGCAATGAAAGATATTGATGCGTCAAGACTGCTGCAAGTAACAGAGGCTATCCAAAAAGCTACCGTTATCTCAGGTGCGTCCGCTGAATCTGCGAATGCAGCTCTTATTCAGTTAGGTCAAGGTCTTGCTGCAAATGAATTAAGGGGCCAAGAACTTAACTCTGTTAGAGAACAAATTCCTAGAGTAGCACAAGCTATTGCTGATGGCTTAGGTGTAGAGCTAGGGGCACTTAAAAGTTTAGCAGAAGATGGTGTTTTAACAGCTGAAACTGTGTTAACAGCTATTGAAAGCCAAATTGGGGTTATTGACGAAGACTTTGATCTTTTAGGCAAAACTATTACTAGTGTTTCTGCCGTATTTAAGAATGAATTTACAGCAGCTATTAGAGAAGTAGATAGGCAAATTGGTGTATCAAACTTCTTTGTTAATATCATCGAATCTTTTACTACTAGAGTTTGGTATTTTAGAAGAACACTAGATGCTAACTTAAGAGCAATTAAAGTTAATGTTTTTGCCTTTACTACTGGAGCTTATATAGAGTTTTTAAACATTAATAACGCATTAGATGGACTCTTTGGGGTTAATTTAGTCAAGATATTTGACAAAGCTATTGTTGGGCTTATCAAGGGAAGCCGAAGAATAAAAGAAAAAGTCAGAGAAATTACTCAAGGCATTTTCTATACCGACGAAGTTATTAGCTACACTCCTTTTGGCGACCCTATTTATGCCGAAAGAGATCTTAGTAAAACAGTTAAAGATTTCTTTTATAAAAATGTTTTTGGAGCTGATGAGACAACAACCAAAGCAAGATTTAGACAAACTAAAAAGGAACTTGAAGAATATTTTACAAATATATTCTACGAAAAACAAACATTTGAGACCCCTGACGGTACTCAAACAACCTATGTAGCTCGCCCTTTTGGGGAGGCAATGGGGCTTCTTGGCCAATCTATTGTAGACTCTGCAAAAGCATCTTTTGAAAATATTAAAGGGTTTACATACGAAGACTTTAAAGTTCTAGTAATTGGGGATAATACTGTTGATCAAGTTATAGCGAGTAACAAAGCAAAACTCCTAAAATTAAAGAGTCGTATTAAAGACGCAATTCGTTCTGTATTTTACAAAGAAGTTACAATTATCGGCCCAGGTGGCTCTGAAACATTTTATGAACCCCGCCCTCTAACACGTTCAATTACTGATGCTTATAATTCTGCTCTAGATCTTGCTGCACGAGGCATTGATTTCCTTGGTTTTGAAAACAACATTAAGAGCAAGCTTTCGGGCGAAGGTCTTAAGGAATTATTTAGCAGACCACTTTATGTAACTAAGGAAGTAGGTCCGGGCCAAAAAGAAAAAGTCATTAATGAAGACTCTGTATTCTCAGGTATCTTAAGCGCCTATGAAAATGTAAGTGCTTATATCTCTAGCCTATGGTCTACTATTAATTTTGGAAGCCCAGAAACTCTAACCTCATCTTTAGTTAATACATTTACAGTTGCAATTGAAAATGCTAGAGAGAAAATTAAAGAAAAGCTGAGTAGTCTAAATCAGATGTCTATTGACTACTTGGGCAAGGACTTCTCAGAGCCGCTATATGCCGAGCAACTAGTCGGCCCCGGCGTTACTGAAATGTTGCCTAATGAAAAGTCTCCTTTCTTTGGCTTTGTTAAGATGGTTGACGGGATTAAAGCGCAGTCTCAAAATCTTCTTGGTTCTGGCCCAGTGGCCACAATTAAACAATTTGTAGAAGACGTTAAAGGGTTCTTTCAAGATCTTTACGATACTGTTATTGGTAATTCTTCTTTTACCGACCTTGTTGAAGATGTAAACGACAAAGCTAAGGAAGTTATGGAGGGCGACGGCTCTGCCCTAAGTAGGTTTGAACAGTTTAAAACAAAGGTTAAAGAAGTTTTTGAAAACTTAAAGAATGAGATCTCTAGGATTTTTACTCTTATTGTTTATAAAGACATTGATGAATCAGGACAAGGTCTAGAGAAACGAGGTATTTTTAAATATCTTGAAAACATTAGTAAGAACATTGGCAATCAAATTACGGAAATTGAAGAAAAGTTCAAAGCTTCTTCATTGTTTGATGAAAACGGTAAATTCATTGGGGTTGTTGCCGTTGCAGGTAATGCTTCTGACTCTGTATCTGAGCAATACCAAAGCATTAAACTCAAAGTTACTGGATTTGACTGGAGTGAATTTGTAAGTGAAGCGGTTGATGTTACTTTGGGTAATACAATTTTAGGTGGGCTTGCGTTTTTAAAGTATGGCGCTCAGGGAGCCTTACTTAGAATTGTTGGGATTCAGCTTCTTACTACAAATTGGACAGCCGAGGGCATTGAAGCTTTTGCTGCCAAAGTATCAAAATCACTCTTTACTGCAATTTCTAACAAGATTGAGGGTGATGGTGGCTTAATCGGAAATCTTTCTCAGACAGTTGCCGCTATTGGGGAAGGCACTTTAGAAGGTCTTGACTTTGATAAGATTGTTTCTGAAAACCCAATTGCTAAATCCTTAGCGGGGGTTATTGTAGTAGGTGTTACTGCGGCTTTCTTCTCAAGTAGTGTTAGAGCAGCTATGTTGTCCGGGGGGTTATTCTTATTAGACCTTCTTAGCGGTCAGTTTGCAGGATTTACCTCTGCCCTTACGGGGGATGCCCCGGATCTTTATAAGAGAGATTCTCAAGGAAATATTATTACCGAGGCTCCCAAAGGAAGAAATCAAGCAGGGCCACCTTCACCTGTATTAGACCCCGATAAAGTTGCTGATTTTAAAAAATCTTCTGCAGCAGCAAACTTGTTTAAAACAAGAATAGCTACATTCCTTAGAACAGGGATTGTATTGGGCGCTGGTTTAATAGGCTCAGTTAAGATTGGATCTCAAATTTCAGACGCTCTTGATTTGGGTGATGGAGCGAGTCTAGCTGTAGAAATTGGTGCATTTATTGGATCCGCTATGTTGGCACAAGTTGTCTATGATGGTATTGCAGCAGCTGGATTGAAACTCGGAACCTTTATCTGGGGATCAATTTCTACAGGCATCCTTGCTTCACTTGGGCTTGGTGTTGCAGGGGCAGGAGCTGCCCTCGTAGTGGGTATTGGCGCTCTTTACGCTTATACCTCAAGAGCTAATAATAAGCTTATAGACGCAACAACTGAAGATCTCGCTTCTGGTTTCGCAGCCTTAAATGAATCAGGGGCGATATTTGATAGCCTGTCAAAACCTACTCAAAACTTTGCAAAAGTCCTTAAAGATAATGATGCATTTATTGCAACCAAATCTGAAGTGGCTAGGCTAATTTCAGAAGGCGTACCTGTCTCCGAAGCTTGGAAAACTGTTTTAAAGGACGAGAAGTTTGCAACCCCCTTCATTGCGGCTTTAAACGAGCAATTTAAGACTACTAAAGGGGAAATAGACCTTTCTGCTTTAAACCCACTCTTGTTTGCTGGTTTTAATGAAGGCGACGTCTCTAGCATTGTACTTACCTCTCAAGGGTTGATTAATTCTATTAATAGCGCAGTAACAAATACTGGGGTTGCAAAGGCTTCAGAAAACGCTGCAGGTGAAATTAATGATCAGTTTAGAGAAGATGTTCTTAATAGCTTAAGTGCTACAGAAATTGCAAATGCTATGACAGAATCTTTCTCAAGGCTTTCTGATGTAGAGATTGTTAAAGGTGAACAAGTAGAGCAAGTTGATAACATGACGACCTCTCTTGGCCTTCTGACTGAAGCATTAGGGAGCTATATTGAGACATTAAAAGGAGTTCCTTCTGAGTATAGAGCTGCTGTTCCAGCATTAGGTTACTCTATGACCCCCGGCTATAGCTCTGGTGGCTATATTTCTGGTTCTGGTGGCCCAACAGATGACATGATTCCCGCTAGACTTTCCAATGGTGAGTTTGTTGTCCAAGCCTCTGCTGTTAAAAAGTATGGTCGTACATTTATGGACTCTCTTAATAGTGGTAGACTAACAGGATTTGTAAAGGGGACACCTCCCGCTCCGCAATTACGGCCTGGATCAGTCGAAGAGGCTACTGGCTACACAATTGAAGAGGTTAACCTGTTAATTGAAGAAGGTGTTTTGTCTGGAATTAACTTAGACAACTACCTTACTTCTGAAGACTCTGTTACCAAATTAGAAAATAGTCTTTTTGCAATTGAAACGGCTTTAACGGAAAATCCAAATGATGTGTTCTTAAAAGGTCGTCTAATCAGAGCCGAAGAACTACTCGAAGAAGCAGTAGGTGCACAAACACGAGCAGTTGATGCTGCTATTCTTCAGTCTGAATTTGAAGGAGTAGCGGGAGACAGAGCGCCAGCGCCAGCTGCAGGAGGTGGAGGAGATTCTACTTACGGCATGACGCAGGGGCAAGCCTTCCTTGCAGATGTTAGGGCGGGCTTCAAAGAGGCGTTAAAGACAGGAAACTTTAAAGAGTTTGGTCTTATGTTACTAGACTCCTTTACAAGCAGAGTTGTTGATAGTTTTGTAGATGGTTTTGCCGACAAACTTTTTGAAGGAATGTTTGGTAATAGCGATAACATCTTTGACAACCTTCTTAGTATGGGTGGTACATGGGGCGAAAAGGCTTCAAAATCATTTAAAGACGGCGCTGAGAAGTCTGAACTATTTAATGGCAAAACTTTGTTTGGTGAAAATAGTATCTTTAAGGGACTATTCTCAGAGGGCGGAGCTTTAGGTGGAATTGGCTCTCTTTTTAGTAGTTTGACTAGCGGGCTTGGAAATATCTTTGGTTCACTATTTGGTGGATTCGGGAGCATCTTCTCATTATTCAGATTTAGCTCTGGAGGTATTGTACCTAGTACTCCATATTCTCAGATTGGAAAGGACTCTGTTCCTGCCATGCTAACTCCGGGTGAACTTGTTGTGCCTGCTAATCAGGTTAACAGAATATTTAAAGACTCAGGTCAATCTCAACAAGTATACAATATTAATGTTTCTGGTGATGTATCTAGACAGACTCGTAAAGAGATTGTCGCTATGATTCCTCAGATTACACAGGGAGTTAATATGACAAACAAAGAAAGAGGTCGTTTTGCCTAATTGGAATAAACTATTCACAAGAAAAGGTGGGCAGTTATATTGGAAGGAATCCCGTGGAAGAAGTTCTGCGGGATCTCCTGCCGGAACTAATCATGGCGATGGCTACAAAACTGTCCGTATTGACGGGAAGGCGTACTACGTTCACCGCATTATAAAAGAAATGTCAACAGGAAAAAAGACCACTGGACCTGTTGATCACAAAGATAGAAATCGAGCAAATAATAAGCCGAGTAATTTGAAGAACTCTAATCGTTCTCAAAATAATAAAAATAGACGCTCATGGAAGCGTAAATAACAACTGGTCATCCCGCTTGGGGTGGCCTTTTTTATCAAATACGTCAGAAAGCCCGTACAAAAAAGTGAGAAAATTAAGGCATCTATAATGATACATTAGTATCAACTATCCAAAAGGAGATGACTATGTGGATCAAAGAACCTGAAAAATTTATTGAGGCAATTGCTAACGCCAAGCGACTCCCTAGTAGCTACAAATATGGAATTGTCGAATGGGATGGTCAATTTGCAATTATTAATTTGCTTGATAAAACAGGATTAGATTTAAGAAATAATAAATGGACAAATGAATGGTCAAAATGGTATGATATTGCAAATAATTGCTTTATGACACAAGTTGAATTTGCAGATATAATGCTACAAAAAGTGAGAAAATTGTAGCATCTATAATGATACAATAGTATCAACAACCAAGTGGAAACCAAGAGGAGAATATACCATGGAACAAGAAACTTTTACACTCGCAGAGCTGTACGGTCAAATGACTTGGAATTTTTATTGGCCGTGGTTAATAGTATGGGCATTAGTACTATTATTTTATGCGGGTGATATCGTAGTTGCTATTTTGGCTTCTAGAAAATATCGTGAGTATGAAGCAGAAAATAATGCCAAAATGATGTCTAAAAAGTGAGATTTTTTAGGCATCTATAATGATACAATAGTATCAACAACCAAGTGGAAACCAAGAGGAGATCAACATGAAAAAGATCGTAACCACTATTCTCTCTGTGTTTGTAGTTGCAAGCACTTCGACTACTGCCGTCGCTGACAATGACGGACTTGCCAGACTTAAAGACGCTGGTATAGTAATTGAACTGACAGACGCTCAAAGATTTTCGATAAACTCGACAAACATTTTGTCGGACGTCGGTAACTGCATTGTTGAAAATGCAGATGGTGCCATAATTGGCGCATCCGCTGGTGCAACTTACGGAGCTGCAATTGCTATGACTGGTACACAAGTCAGTGCAACGACAGTTGGCTATGGTGCTGGAATGTCTGGGTCATACCTGGGCTTGGCTGCATTCTCTGGTCCGTGGTTGCCATTTACCGCATCAATGATGGCAACTGTTGGTGTCATGGGCATGGCGATTGGCACAACGCTTGACATTCTAAACGATGGATGTCAATAAAAACAAACAGCGGGGCTTCGGCCCCGCCAATTGTACGGGCTTTGTGTAATATGGAAGATATCGTCGCTACTATAATAGTAATGATTGCATTTAGATTTGCAGTTATTTGCTATTTTCTAGAATCTCACCGCAACTACTTCGGCTCGCCTTCACTATTTGTCGGCATTGTCGGAATACTTGGCTTTCTTGTAACCCACGGGTTTGATATAACGGGAAGCTTTAATATTGGCACTGCAATCGGCTTTTTCTTTCTAGATATATATCTAGGATTGAAAAGACCAATACCCAAGAGGAGAAGAAAATGATCATGGAAGCAGCTATGTGCCTAGCCCTCAATGTGTTTTTTGAGGCTCGTAATGAACCTATTGACGGCCAGATGATGGTTGCAGAGGTTACTTTGAATCGTGTTGATTCACCTCACTATCCTGATACAGTTTGTGGAGTTGTTTGGCAAACTAAACAATTTTCATGGACTCATGATGGGAAACACGACGATCCTACTCGGATGAGTCATCTTGACCGAGTAGAATGGGGACATATTCAGAAACTAGCTGAAGAAGTCCTTGAGAATCCAAACATGTTGTTTGGTACTGGTGCTACGCACTATCACGCCGATTATGTCCGTCCTTTCTGGGTCTCTGACCTAGAATACGTTGGTAAAGTTGGCAATCACATGTTCTACAAGTAAGGAGAAGTAGAATGACTGCGAAACAGATGAAGTTCAAACTTGAGATGTTTCTTATGCTTTTGATGGCAGGAAGAACTGACGAAGCACAAGACTTGATTAATCAGGTCTTGACTTCACTTGAAGATCAAGTAAAAGCGGAGGAACTTCAAGATGCTTGACTATAACTTCTTTGTGGAATACATGAACTCGTGGAAAGACTACGAGTTTACTACTGAAGTCAATCCTTTCTTCATCATCGATGGAGAGTACCAACTACCAACACTGGAGATAAACTAATGTACGCAGCTGAGATTAAAGGCACCGCAGACTATGGTTTTTGGGGAGAGTTGAAGAACTTCCGAATTGTTGCTGAAAGCAAAGAGTCTTTTGAAGACGCCGAAGCTCAAGCTAGAACTAAGGCTTTTAGGCTTTATGGAGCTATTGATAGCGATATCCACACTGTAACGTCAATTTGGAGGGAACCAATGTATGGCTACTAAAACTAAAATGACACCTGAAGAAAAGAAAGAGCATCTAGACAAGATCTCTTTCAGCAATCTTGTAAAAGAGATTGATGAGAAATGGGGGCATACTTATCAAGAGTATGTTCCTACTAAAGATGATGATCTAGAAGACTGGTTTGAAAACCGAGAAAACTAGCGTATCTATAATGATACAGTATGTATCAACCTCCCTGTAGTTTAACTAGCCCATTAGCAATAGTGGGTCTTTTAGACCACAGAGGTCTACAATGCCAAATGAAGGAGATATCTCATGGCTAAGTCTGTAAGTACAAAGATCCGTAACACCAAAAAAGCCCCAAGCTACTATGTAGGTCAAGGTCATCGTTATGCAGGGATCACCAATCGTATGCGAGTAATCGCTGCGAGTGAAGTACTTGAAGGTTACTCGTTTGCTGATGTAGCAAGCAAGTATGGAGTTACTGATGCCAGTGTTCGTAACTGGCTCAAGACTCTGTTGAAGAACAACCCGAATCTTTCGTAAAGTTTTACCCTCGCCCTTCGGGGCGGGGGCTTACCAAATTAAACTATTTTTTTTTTTTTTTCTGAGGTGATATATGACAATAGGTATTATTTGCATGGTGGTAGTTATGATGTTTGTAAACGCTACTCCTGACAAATAATAATATTGTTCATGATTCTAAATAACAGGGTATAATAATTATACAATGCCTGTTCGGAGGATAACATATATGGAATTAACTATTCTAGACAGATTAACTGAAGATCTAGAATATCGTAAATCAATTCTTGATAAACGACAAGCAGCTAACTTTTTAACAAATATGTCTGCTAGAGATATCATAGAATTCTCTTACATTCACGTACTCAAGGGGTTAGAAAGAAACGGAACACTAGTAGATGTAGCAAGTAGTATTGGTCGACGACTAAGACAGAAGCTACGTCAAAAACAAAACAGTATTCTAGATGTTCAAGGTGGTTGGTTTGTGCTAATCAGCTATATTGAACTTGGGATACTGGGATATAGAAAGAAACATACTTATCGTAATGGTAAAAAGGATAAGCACAGATCTTACTTTCTTTATGCTAAAGACTGGAAAGCCATTAAAGAACTAATGGATCTAGTTGATACAGAGAAAGTTGATATGTTTCCTGTCAGCGCACCACCTGAAGATTGGCAGGGAGAAGCTTATCATATTGACACTGGTATTAGTGTAATTAAGAAAGGTTATGAGGCTGCACTAAAGTATTTCCAAGAAAATGATATGAGCTATATTGTTAATACTCTTAACAAGCTTAGTCATACCGCTTGGCGAATTAACGAACCAGTATTTGAAGTTTATAAACAATGTATGACTTCAGAACAGAATCCTTTTAAGTTTACCAAGGAGATTGACCCAATTAAACGGGCTTCGTTAATTATCGAAGCTGAAGCTATTCAGAGACTAGCAGAAAAGCACATTGGTAGACCATTCTACCACCTGTATAATCTTGACTTTCGTGGCCGTATTTACCCTAATACTGCTTTCTTGCATGAACAATCTAGCGATAATGCTAAGGGAATTCTAATGCTAGATGAAGCAGTACCTCTTGGAGAAGAGGGCTACTACTGGCTATGTGTTCATACTGCAAACGTATGGGGTAATGACAAAGTAAGTCTTGATGATCGTGTACAGTGGGTACAAGACAATTTAGATGATTTGTTGATGTATGCAGATCGACCAATGGAAGAAACTGGCTGGATGAAGGCAGATAAGCCTTTCAGCTTTCTTTCTGCTTGTTATGAACTCTCTATGCTATCTAATTGGCATGGTGATGGACATGCAACAGAAGACTTCCCAAGTTGTCTACCTGTTTATATTGACGGTTCTAACAACGGTGTTCAACACCTTGTTGCTATGTCTAAAGACGATGAGGTTGCACCACTAGTAAACCTTGTTCCACAAGATCTCCCCGGTGATGTTTATATGTTCATTGCTGAGAAGGTGTGGAATCGTCTTGATAAGATGGTAAAGGAGACTGATCAGGAGACTATCGATAAGTTTCAAGAGGTATTCGAAACAGCTAATAGGCTACAAAACGAATACAACACTGCTCCAGATAAGTCTGAAAGAAAGGCTTTGGCTTTTCAAGCAGCACAAACTTGGCGCAATCAAAATAGAGATCTCCGAGTAAAACTATTCCCTGTATACTGGCACAATATCCAAGACAAGAAAATCCAACGTAAGACTGTCAAGCGTAATGTCATGACACTAGGCTATGGTGGTACGTCCTACGGTATGGGTCAACAGGTAATAGAAGACACTCGGGATATCTCCCCCTATCTAAGAGACAAAGAGCATCTCTGGGGAGCACTCCTTGGCACTCTGGTATATGATACCTGTTATGAGGAGCTTAAGGGGCCAGCTCGTATGTTGAGACTCTTCCAAACAGTTGCTGAAAGAGCAAATGAACGGAAAGAGCATATGAACTGGATTTCACCAATTACAGGGTTTCCTGTATTTCAAGCATATCGTAAGCCTACTAATAAGCGAACTGAGCTAAAGTATGGTGATGATATTATTAAAGTCCAAATCCAAGTATGGGAAGAGACAACTATTAATGAGAGTAAACAAAAAACAGGTGCAGCGCCCAACGTGGTTCATAGTCTTGATGCTGTTCATCTTACTATGTGCATTCACGATGCTGACTATCCAGTCACTGTCGTTCATGACTCTTTTGGATCTCATGCTGGCAATATGAACAAAATGTTCTACCATGTCAGAGAAAAGTTTGTCGAACTCTATGAAGCTAACCCGCTAGAGAAAGTTCTCTTGCAACTAAACTCAATTGATCTAGTACCAGAGAAAGGAAACCTAGATGTACGGAATGTCATTGGCTCAGATTTTGCCTTCGCTTAAAATCGGTAATCGTATTGCTGTGATGTTTGAGAATGAAACTCATGCGGGTTTTGTTCAAGCGCTTGGCGATGGTTATATCGAAGTCATCATGGAAATTGACGGAGAAGAAACTTATGCCGAGTTGTATGAAGACAACTACGACTATAAGATTGAAATTATTGGGTAAATAATACCTGACGTTAAAGAACAATTGTTCACTGAAACTACTAAAATCTATCCAAGAGGAATATTAAAATGGCTGTATTGAAGAACGTTGAACTGTGGTTTGCTAAGCTGGACCCAAAGAAGCCTAATGCTATGTTTGATCAGAATAACCCGACTTGGGAAGTTCAGATTCGTACTCGTAATAAAGCACAAGCTAAACAATGGAAGGACATGGACATCAATGTCAAAACTGATGATGACGATGATGGTGTTTTCTATAAGGCGTCTCTAAAGAAGAAGACGCTTAAGCGGGATGGCAATCCGCAAAACCCTGTTAACCTTGTTGGTGGTGATCTTTCTCCGATTGATCCTAACACCCTTGGTAATGGTTCTATTGGTAATGTTCGTATTTACCAATATGAATACAACGTAGGCGGTCGTAAAGGCATTGCAAGTATGCTGATGGCCGTCCAAGTAACTACTCTCCGTGAATACACACCGAAGCCCCGTGAAGACGACTTCGCTATTGAAGAAATGGAGGTAATCAAAGTTGCAGATAATCAGTCTGTAGATGATGATCAGTTTGTAGCAAGTAATGAGCTTGATGACGAGCTGACGTTCTAAAAACAACACCTAAAACAATTGGGGGAGACTTAACGGTCTTCCCCTATTTTATTAAGCCAAGAGGCATAAAGTGTATCAACGTGATGTAAAAGCAATTAGAGACTTTATTGATAATGACTACGATAAAGGTCTTGAAAGAGTTGTAACTTTTGTTATTGGTTCTATTCGAGAACGCTTCTATAACATTGAGAGAGTAACAGAAGATCTCCTGCTAAATAAAGAAAATTCTAAATCAGCATGGGGTAATCGAAAGAAAGCCTTAATCAGTTTTAATGAGCTTAAGACTACACTTAAGCATCTCGATAATCTACCATTAGAAGAAGCTACGAAAGAATTAACTAAAATAAATGGCTTAGGTGTTGTCAAAGCAAGCTTTGTACTCCAGCTAATGGGTCGGGATACTGCTTGCTTAGATGTTCATAATCTAACTCGTTTAGGTATCTCTAATACTTACTTTAAGGGGAATAAAAGGATTAATGAATACATTGACCTTGTTCAACAAAAAGGAACAGAATATTGGTGGAATACTTGGTGTGAACTAATTGCAGACAAGTATCCAAAACACTTTAAAGATGCTGATGAAGTATCTTTTATCCATGCAAAAGCTATTACTGGAGAGTACTATGAAACTATGTAAAGGTGTATATCTTGCAGGACCAATGGCTGGAATGTCCGGTTCTGAAATGAAAGAATGGCGTGAACACGCTACGATGGATTTAGAACATGCAGGAATTAGTGTGTTAGATCCTACTCGTAGAACGCCATATCACATTAAATCACTTGAAGATAAGGGACTAGATCGTAATATTGCAAATAGGATCTTTAAACAAGATCTTCGTGATATTGCACGGTGTGAAGTTCTTCTTGTTGACATGCGTAATCATGAAGGCGTAAAAGCCCAAGGAACAGCCGCTGAAGTTATGTTTGCTCATATGAAGCACAAAACTATTATTGTCTGGAAAAATCCTGAAGATCATTTGAATCCATTCATGACAGCTATGGCAACAGAAGTTCATGATGATTTAGACGAAGCAATTCAAGCAGCAATGGAGTATGAAGGCTAATGGGATTTTCGCCAAGAATGTATGAAGTCCATGTCTGGTCTTACGATGAAGACGAGGATGGTTTTTATTGGGAGCCAATGTGGATTTTTGACACTTATGAACAAGCTTCTGCTCGTTTTAATCTGTACTACGCAGATGGAGCTGGAAGTGATGTTAGAATTGTAGAAACCAAAATTGTTAAGGCTTTTGAAGATGGAAAACTTTACTCGTAATCAAGTGTTAATTCCGATTAACGAAGTAGAAGATATCTCGATTGTTTCTATTAATGGCAAACCTGAAATTGCTATTTTAGGACCAGAGGGTGTTTACCATAACACTGTAACTCAACTAGCAAATGAAAAAGACCTTCGGGCTTTTATGAGAAAATGGTTTGGAGAGTAAAATGCACGGCTGGATGAAAATAAGTTTACGCCATGTTAACTGGGCTGAAATTCTAGTAGAAGGCGAAAAAGACGGAGACGATTGGTTTGTCACAGATATCTTTAAAGAAGATGGGCGACCTCTCGGTGAACGCACTAAAAAAGAAATTTTCAAGTGGTATGAAGATCAACTTTGGGAGACTGTATTCCTATGAGAAAATATGAATGGATTGATGGTTATGATCTAGATGATGCTTTCGAAGAGCGAGCTGCGATTCTAGAGTATGATGCTGGTTATAGCAGGTACAATGCAGAACAACTAGCGGCACAAATGTATGGCTTTGATAATAAGGCAGAGCTTAAAGCAAAAGTTCAGGATTTAAAGGCATTTTCAGAAAGTTGGGCTAATGAACGTCTTTTTTCTTGATGATGCTAAGACTAACATTTGTACTTGGAAAAAACAACAAACAGAATGGCGGTAGAATGGCTAAGTGGTACTCGGAAGAAATGAAAGAGTTTCATATGAGCAATGTAACCAATGAATATTTTGTTTACCATTGGTTTTACACAGGAATGACCCGAGGATGGGTTCCCTCAGAACTAAAATGGGGTTACATCGGACTTGCACCTTACTCAACAATACCTGAGAGGTATCGTATAGAAACTTTAGAGTGTAAACGAGGTGATCGTAAAAGAATGCGAACTGTTATTAAAATGTTAGATCAATTCCAAAAACAAGGAAAAATCGGCTTCCGAATTATAGCTGAAGGGTTAACTAGAAAAGATGCCTTGTATCTAGAAAAAGCCCTTCGCCCAGAAAACTGGACACATTCTGTTGATCGGCGTGTGTGGAACGAAGTTGCAGGTGGCTAATGAACAGAGTAGAGAGACGTATTATGAAAGAACTTGAGCAGAATAGCTGGAATGACGTTGACGGTAGCGAATTGGAAATTCCTAAAGGATCAGTTCTTGATCTGATGCGGAGAGATGGTCGCACCTATAATAAAATTAAAGAAAGTATTGTTGAATGGCAAGAACTTAAACTCCCTTCAGATATAGTTAAATGGAGATATAACGCAGAAGTTTATCACCAGAAAGAAAAACCAGAGTTTCATGGTGATTTTTCTAATATGACAGAAGATCAGCAAGAGGCAGTTATTAACCCTAGTCATTATAAGCTAATTCCATCAGAAGCTTACGAAAAGTTTACTGATGGTCTTGAATACATGAATCTGATGGAGTATATCTTGTCTCATCATAATGGTGTTGAGGCTCATTTGCTTGGTCAGATTTTCAAGTATGCTGTTCGTCTTGGTAAGAAAGATGACGATCTTCAAGATGCCAAGAAGATTCAGTGGTATGCCAACTATTTAGTTAATGTCATTAAGGAGCGAAATGCATAACTTACCCTCTCACGTTTACAAGGAAGCTAATAGACTTTACTGGTCGGTTAAGGGGATGCTTATCCCCACCGACTGGAGTCGAAAAGATGTTCTATCAGTATATAACGGTTATACTGCTAGAGTATGGGGAAATCATGAAGCAATGACTGATTCCCACATGAGCGGATTTCCCGAAGCATGGGAACTTCGTAAAAAAGAACTTAATATTGAAGATGAATGGCCTGATTTTGTTGATGGAGACCTTGGATGATTGACGAAGAATTGATGTTTAAGCTTGAACAAGAGAAGCAGCTAGAAATAGTACGGGGTGATATTGAACGGGCTTTGCACTCAGTAAAGTCTGCTATTCATTATCTACAGGAGACTGGCGACTATGAGTCAGATCTTTTAGACAATGTTACAGATGAGCTGTTTAATATTGATGCCCTTCTTACAGGACTGTTAGGACCAAACAATGACTAAGTTTGAAGAAAAAGTGGTTGACCGCCTTGCAACTCGACTCTATGAGTTGGGAGAAGTAGATGATAAAAGCATGTCTATTATAAGTGCTAAGCGGCTATATCGCTTAATTAGAAGCTGTGAAGCAGAACAAACCTTGGAAGAAATATTTGATGAAACTAGTATTTGATATTGAGGCAGATAACCTTCTGCCAAAAATATCTAAGTTCCATTGTGCTGGTGCGATTGATGTTGATACTGGAAAAGAGTATTGGTTTCGACCGCATCAGTTCAAGGAGTTCTTAGATTTACTCGATCAAGCAGATATCATTGTAGCTCATAATGCTATGGGTTATGATGTACCTGCCTTAAAGAAACTAAGCAACTACGAGTGGGAACCTAAAGCAGTAGTGCAATGCACTAAAGTAATGTCTCAACTACTTAACTATCGTCGATTTGGCTTTGGTCATTCCTTGAAGGCTTGGGGTGAATTCTTCAAAGATAACAAGGGTGATTATGAGGGTGGTTGGGAAGAGTTTAACGAAGATATGTTTGTATATATGCAACAAGACGTTAGACTCGGTACTAAAGTTTATAAGTATTTGATGAAGGAACTAAAGTACTATATAAATAAGCATAAAAGACCTGATGTTCTTAAAGCCCTCCGTTCAGAAATTGAAATGGATGGCATTATGGCGGAACAGTGTGAGAATGGTTGGAAATTTGATTTAGAAGCTGCACATGCACTTCGAGACACTATTGACTCCCGGATGGTAGAAATTTCTAATTTCATTAACCCTAAACTTCCGGGCAAAGCAGTAGTGGTTGATCCTGATACAACAAAAGAACACGAAGAAATAACAGGAAAACGCTATGCAATCGAAAAGAAACCGACTTACACGAAAGCAGGAAAACTTAATACCCACCTTATCCGTTGGTTTAAGCTTCCTTTGGACACCGATGTTAACTCTAGCCCTTTCTTTAAAGATGATGGGAGTTTTTGTCGGGTTGATTTTAGTGTTGGTGATATTGGCAACACTGATACGGTTAAATCTTACTTGGGAACAATCGGCTGGAAACCGGACGATTGGAACTGGAAGCGCATCAATGGA